AAAAGAAGTTTTCGAAACATATTTTTCAAAATTAGGTGGTGCAGATTATCTTTCTGATGGTGGTAGAGTTAATGAATACGCAACAGCAAAGTATCCGATTGTAGGTCAAACAAATAGAAGTTTATTCGTACAACCTACATACAATATTAATAAGTGTATAATACCTAACATGACTCCTACAGATGCAATGCGATATTTGCAGACACAGGCATACCAACCAGAGACACCATCAAATTCTTTCAAGTTTTTTGAGACTTTGGACAACTTTTATTTTGCGACTGATGAATACTTTATTAAGACTGCACAAGCAAAAGATTTGATAGATTTATTCTATGCTCCATCATCAAATGCAGATGGTCGTGACCCTTCTGATCAAATAAACAGGATAGAAGAGTTAAACGTAATATCAAAGGGTATTGACACAGCTAACGATATGTTCTCTGGTTCTTATAAAAACCGTGTTACAGAAATTGACTTTCTAAGACGAAAGGTTGTTCATAATATATTTGATTATTCTAAAGATGCTAAATATATTGACATGTCGGGTAACCCACGTAATCTTGAGGATAATCCACATACAGAAGCATTTAGAAATGATATGTTTACAGATGAAAATGCAAAAGACTTTTTAGTTTATAGAGATTTTCAACAACCAGGAGACATACCTGGCTCTTTGCATACAGATAGACACATTTCCCAAATTGTTTCGAATAGAATTTCTTACCAAGAACATCTTAATGCTACTAAAGTTCAATGCCAATTGAAAGGTCGTTTAGACATAGCACCAGGTAATATTGTTAATTTAGAAGTTCAGAATATGGATGGGATTAATTTGTTGTCCAAGCACAGAACTCTCAGTGGAAGATACTTAGTAGTAACTGTTGTACATTCCCGTTCCAAGGAAAGTAATACATTAAACACGGCACTTGAGTTAAGCAAGTTCGATTGGAGTATAGGTGAAATAGATGCATGAATATGGTGTAGGAATAAAAGACCCTCTATTTTTTATTGGGGTAATAGAAGATAATGACGATCCCCGTAAAGAAGGTCGTTGTAAAGTTAGGGCGTTTGGTGTGCATGGAACCAACAAAGACATTGCACCAGAAGATTTGCCATGGGCTATTGTTGTCCAAGGAGATTACAATCCAAACACTATACCAAAATTAAATTCTTGGGTATTCGGCATGTTCTTAGATGGTAGAGGCGCTCAACAGCCAATGGTGCTAGGATTGATACCAACACAAATGACTGAAATTATGAACCCAGAAGTTACAGGTTGGGGAGTTATTCCAAAGTCTCAAGGTGAGAAAACCGCCGAAGGCTCAGCACCAGAAGATATTGGGCAACCGCAGAACCATAGACTTGCTCGTGGTGAATACATCGACGAAACATATGTAACAGATCAAAACACATTACGCACCAGAGACGTAAAGATTGGTGGGACGGAAAGAGTTTGGTCAGAACCACCATCAGCATATGATGCTGAATATGGATTTAATAGAATAATACATGCAGGTAAAAATTCAATTGAGATAGACAGCACTCCTGGTGCAGAAAGAATTATGGTTTATCACAAGTCTGGTTCTTTCGTACAGATTGACAATAAGGGTGTAAAAACTGACAAAACAATATCAGACAAATATGAGGTTAACGATAGAAACCAACACGTTTCTGTTGGTGGCATGAGTACAGTTACGATTATGGGCAATAGCTACGTTTATGTAAAAGGCAATAAGATTGAAGAAATTGAAGGCGATTTACAACAACTAGTTCACGGAAACCATTTACTTTCTGTTGGACAACAATCAACTATACAAGCTGGCAACCAAGTACAAATTCGTGGTGCTGACGTTAAAATGGAAGCTAATATCGGTACTATGTCTATTAGGGCTGAGAAAGAACTTCAAACAGAAGCTGGTATTGGTTGGTATGCTAAAGCACCATTTGTTTGGGCAGAAGCAACGCAGAACATGAATGTTAAGGCTAATAATATGAACTTATTTGCTGAAACCGAAATGAATATTAAATCGGCTGATCTTAATATTATTGGCACAGATACTACTGACATAAGAGGCGGCGTATTAACACTTGGTTCGGATGGGCTTCTTCATGTTAGAGGAACAACCGTTTATGTGGATGATATTGTTCGCATGGCTGAGGGTGGTGCGGCTACGGCTCACGCAGATGGTGATGTTGTAACCGCTGAAGAATCTAAAGGTGCATCATCAGTAGAAGCACCAGAGCCAGTGGCAGTCAGTACATCTATTGCACCAGAAGACCCACCTTCTATAAGTGGGCAAGGTATTGGATCAAGAGATACACCTGATGTGTGATCGGACACCAGTTTGATGATAAATAGAATAAAGATAACGTTTAAGGAAACCCAGTAATGGAAAAGCAACTAACCAATCGTGATTGGTGTTTAAGTCCTGATGAAGAGAAAGTCTTCAAGGCTTCCCCACAAGCGACTGCTACTATTACTGGAGAACACACGTTAGCTCAGATTGAAGTATTGCAAGCAAGCTTTGCTGAAAACATTGTTTCTAACGCATCTGATAATATTGTAGTAGAAGCAGTCAAGGTTTATGGAGATGCTTTTTATACTAATCTAAATAATATCAACAATGTTGTTTTGAAAACAGATTTTGTTGTACAAGAATTGCCAAAATATGAATTACTTGATAAGAGACTTCAAGCAGGTTCTATTTCACCATTTGAATTTGCACAGTTCATATCAGATTATTCGTACACACCTTTAACAGCAAACTTTGTTGCAAACCAAAACAAACCCAAATTCCTAAAAAATCTTGACGATTTCTACAGAGATGGTGGGTTTGCAAATAGTATTATGGGTGGGTTCTGTTCAGTTCTTCCCAATGCATTTGCCGCTATTGGTGGGTTCTTTATAATACTTGGTCAAGTAGAAGGTCTTATTGGGGATGCTCTTAGCTTCATCAACAAGATTAGAAACATTGAAGACCCAATCAAAGCTTTGTTTGAGAAGATTAAGGTCAAGGCTCTTATTGAAGCAATTAAAGAAAAAATTAAAAGCGTGGTCGAAGGTGCTATAAATAAAATAACAGATGCGATTAAAAACTTTAGTATGCAAAATGTTATAGATCAAGTGGAAAATTTTATTCAAAGTAATATTATAGCCAAGGTAAACCAACTTAAAAACTCTATTATGAGAACATTTAGCGAAGAAAACATTAAAAAGATCAAAGCTAAAGTGCAAGGCATGATTGACTATGCTGTTGGTCTATTCGATAACCCATCTATAGAAGAAATTTTATTCTTGATGGCACGTATTTGTGGATTTGCTGCTGGAGTGGAATCTATACTTAATGGATCAAAATTGCCACTTGATAATATTACAAACAATTATAGGGATATGGTTAACACGGTAAAGGCAACATCAGGTTTGGTTACAGCAAAAGCTATAAAAGCTGGTGCGCCAAGGTTCACTGATGCCGTGAGAAGAGAAATGATTGAAGATCAGAAAAAGATATGGAAGTCTGTTCTTCCAGAATACAGACCAGATAGATTGCCCGATTTACCAGGTACAGATGCTCTTGTGGATATGGCAAGACGCGCATTAGATGACTTAGGTGGGGAAAATAGTAATGGCGAAAAAACAAGAATTCCATTAGGCGAAGTTGGTGCTACACCAGAAGAAAGAGCGCAGATACCATCTTGGGAAGAAGTAAAAAGGGGAAACCACCCTATTTTTGCACTAAGCGGTGGTTGGATGTCACGCGAACGTCCTAGATCAGAAGGTGGTGGATTGTATGTGGGTGCTGAGGGGTGGAACCAGATGGAAGAGGATACACTTATTAGACTTCTGCGACTGCAAAAAGCTATGGGTATAGGTCCTCTTAGAATTAATTCTTTGTGGAGAAGTGACGAATACCAAAGACTTATAAACCCAGATGTGGAAAATAGCCAACACGAACTTGGATTAGCGGCTGATATTCTCTGCACGGACAATAATTGGAACTCAAGAGTAAGGGAAAGATTTGTCATTGAAGCGAGAGGTGTGGGATTTACTACATTTGGATTCTATAAATCAAAAGGGTTTATCCATGTGGATAGCAGAAAAGACAAAGTAAATGATTGGGGATCGAATTGGTAGTAGCATTAGTAACAAATAGACAGAAAAAGATTTCTATATATTCTGATTTCAAGAAAGACCTTGAAATTAGCCCATTGTCACAGGATTTGACCGTATTTAAAGATGAAGATTCTATTAAAGAATCTATACGCAATCTATTGCTTACTGATCGTGGCGAGAGATTGATGCAACCAAACATTGGTGGCAACATTAGAGCTATGCTATTTGAAAATATTACACCAGGTAATCTGACATTGATAGAAGACCAAGTGAGAACAACACTTGATCTACACGAGCCAAGGGCAGAAATAATCGATGTGAGCGTTAGTGCGATTGATGAGCAAAACGTTGTCAGGATTCGAATACAATTTTACATTTTAAATAACCAACAGCCTATCTCTGTTGATGTATTTTTAGAGAGGACTAGATAGATGGTTAAACTAAATATTTCAGAGTTAGACTTTGAAGCAGTAAAATCACAGTTTAAAGAGTATTTGCAATCTCAGACGCAATTCAAAGATTATAACTTTGATGGGTCAAACATGTCTGTTTTGCTTGACGTGCTATCTTATAACACATTCCAAAATAACTTCTATTCTAATATGGCGATCAATGAGATGTTCCTTGACTCCGCTGTACTAAGAAACTCTGTTGTTTCCCATGCAAAAGAACTAAACTACTTACCAAGATCAAGAAGATCAGCAAAAGCTTTGGTGACTGTTACGTTTACAGATACAACTGCGACTGGACAGTCAATTACAATTCCTCAATATTCACCTTTTACAACTATACATAATGGTGAAAACTTTGAGTTTGTAACAGACCAAACATACATTGCCAAGAAAACAGCGCCAAATACATTCGTTGCTGAAAACGTTGAAATCTTTGAAGGTCAAATGTTGGCAAGCTTCGAACGTGAGGGCTTCTTTGTTGACGAAGATGGTATTTTACGTGTGGTACTTTCAAACGAAAACGCAGACACTGAATCCATTGCGATATTTGTTGATGCTGAAGCTACAGAAAACGAAAACGTATTCCTACGCAAAAACGACATCTTTGGTGTTGGGGCGACAGATAAAGTATTCTACATCGAACCATACTATGATGGACGTTACACAATTTATTTTGGTAACAATGTTTTTGGTTTCCAACCAGCAGAATTTGAAGATATTAGAGTACGTTATAGAATTACATCAGGCACTGAAGGTAACGGTGCTAAGACATTCTCTATGGCTACTAACTTTGGTAGTGCTGTAGTATCAACTGTAGAGATTGCTGCTGGTGGTGCTGAAAGAGAAACAATTGAAAGTATTAGATACTTTGCTCCTAAGAGTTTGCAAATACAAGAACGTGCTATTACTACATCAGACTATGAAATTCTTTTGAAAACACAATTCCCCGAAATACAAGCTGTTGCGGCTTATGGTGGTGAAGACCTTGATCCACCACAATTTGGTAAGGTTGCTATATCAGTGTATCTTGGGAGAGGACAAGAAAGTTTGTCGAACACTCTTTCCAACACATATATTGAATATCTAAAAGAAAGAAGTCCACTTGCAATCGAACCTATATTCGTAGAAACGCAATTCATGTATGCATGTGCAGTTGTTGATGTTTACTATAATCCGAAGCTAACACGCAAATCTTCTGGTGATATTGAAACGCTAGTGCAAAATGCTTTAAGAGATTACAATGATCAATACCTCGACGACTTTAATACACAACTAAGAGTTTCTGTTCTTGGATCGGCTATTGATGCAGTAGACATTTCAACAACAAGTAATGACATTTCAGTAATGCCTTACATTGAATATTCCCCACCATTGAATGTTGCTTTAAACCCATCATTCAAGTTTGTTGCTAAACTAATAAAACCATATCCTTTTGATGAGGATAGGGGGTTTGCTACTTATAAGCCAGCAATTAAAACTGGGGTGTTCTCGTTTAATGGTTCAAACGTTTACTTGCAAGACGATGGTGTTGGCAATATCCAAATTATTACGAGTGATGTAGCTAACCCTAAAGTGGTTAAACCTTCTATCGGCACAGTAAATTATGATACAGGCGAAGTTAATTTGGTTGGGTTTATTACAGATGGTTTTGTTGGTTCGGGCATTAAGTTTATGGCTAGTACCTCAAAGAATGACATCACAGCACCAAACGGCAGAATATTGACAATGAAGACTTCAGACGCAACAATCAATCTTATTGAGACAAAATAATGTCAGACATCGAAAAGAACATAGCATTTAAGATACCTCAACAATTCCCTGCGATATATCGTGAGGAAAACGCAGAGTTAGTGCAATTAGTACAAGACTATTATAAGTTCTTGGAAACTACACCCACTATGGGTTTGTACAACTCAAGGCGCATGTTTGAGTATAGGGATATTACTACTACACTTGAGAGTATGATCATATTCTTCCAAAAGAAGTTCTTGAGCGATCTCCCATTACTTGAAGATGCTAGTGTACGGCTTGTTGTTAAAAATATATTAGACCTTTACAGAAGAAAAGGTTCGGAAAGTGGTATCATTCTATTCTTTAGAATGTTCTACAATGAAGACGTTGACATTATAAATCCAGCACAATATGTTTTGAAACCATCAGACTCTAAATGGCAGACTGGTATATATCTTCAAATGGCTCCTAACGAAGGTGTCTTTTATGGTAGAGATAATGATACCCCATATCAATATAGTGATTTGTTAAATAAAAACATCACTGGATCAACATCAGGTGCTAAAGCGGCTGTAGATAAGATTAACTTCATTATTTTAAATGGAACGCTCACTCCTATTCTATACATCGATAGAGTAAAAGGAAAGTTTGACAAATACGATAACATCATGACTAGGATTGATGGTCAAGATATTTCTTTTGGTATCATTAATGGTTCCGCATCAGAAATGGAAATTGATTTGGATTATGGCGGTACAACAGGAAATGCTGTTGGTGATGTTTATAATATAAAAAGTGAGTTCGGTAATGGTGGCGTTGCGATTGTTACGGCTACTGAAGAAAAGTTTACAGGTATTGTTAACTATAATTTACTAGATGGTGGTTTTGGTTATACAATACAAAACACCAGACTAGAAGTTTCTAACCAAGTGTTAATCCTACCTAACGAAGGTTTTAATTTTACAATATTAGAAAGACTTACTGATACTGCTGGCAATACAGGTACAGTAATTGGTCAAAACGCATCAGCGGTTGGCATCAAAATGGATGATGGTGAAGAATTTTCTGCAACTAGAGCCATATCAACACTTGATAGAACACCAAACGTTACGATCAATGGGATATTTACAGTCTCTGTAAAGAATTCAACTTCACCTGGTGCATTATATCCAGACACAGCGAACGTTAATGATGTTAAAGTCGAAAGCCTTTCCAACATAGAAACTATAAGTTTAATTACTGATGTGATATCACCATTCCTTGGCGTATCTTTAAATGCGGCTAACTACAACGCATCTCCAGCAACGCAACCAATGAGTGGTACTGCCGATCCTGTAACATTACAAACACCGCTAGAAGACGCATTTAACCTTTCACCATTCGATATTGGTACTATTAATTCATTTGAAAACATTGACCCAGGTGAAGACTATACAAACGATGTGTTTGCATTAGTGCGTGACCCAGTAATGATTGCGTTTGATCGATACGAACAAATCTTAATTATGGATAATCTTAGCGCATCATTCTCAGTTGGTGATGCAATTACACAACCTTCTTCTGGCGTTAATGGAATTATAACAGGTATTGATGTGGACAGAAGCTTTATTCAAGTTAGACCTTATGCTTACTATGGTTTTGATTCTACACCTATTACCCACAAAGGTACTAGTTACGTTGTAGTAGGAACCGAAAGAGATTATTCATCTGACACTTATGGTTCTAACGCTGATATGAAATCCAGAACATTATTTGCCACAGGTAGAATTTCTGAGGTTAGAATTTCTAACTCTGGATTTGGATATATTAACGATGAGATTGTATTCCTTGTAAATGACGCAGGTGAAATACAAGCAAGAGGAACACTCAAAGCTGACTCTCAAGGTATTACGGCTGGTTTCTGGGGTAGCGAAACAAGTCAACTTAATGGTTTCAAAGACGGTAAATACTACGACTCTCGTAATAAGATACACGACAGTGATTTATATCAAGAGTTTTCGTATGAAATTTTATCTACTGTTGATCTTGGTGTCTATGAAGAAACACTCAAAAAGAACGTCCACCTTGCAGGTACAAGATTGTTTGGTAGATTTGTTTACAAGAAGAAAGCAGACGTTGGTTTAGGACATAGGTTCTATGCGGCTAAGAAAGAAGATCAGATAGTTGGAGGTCCTGAAATTGTCGGACCTAACCAACCAGGCGAACAAATAAGATATACATCAGATAGAAATACTATTAGTGTTGATACCGTCAATTTGAAAGCTGACGTTGTTTAAACAGATAAATAAGTAGAAAGACTTTAGGAGCAAACATGGCTAAGCAAATAGTAAACACAGGTACTACCGATAACGACGGTACAGGTGATCCGTTAAGAAACGCTTTCACCAAAGTAAATGAAAACTTTACCGAATTGTATGACGGTGAATTTACTTTAGCATACTCAAACGTAACTGACAGACCAACCGATCTGTTGTTCTTTGTAAATGATGGTGCGAATAATCAAGTTCTTACTACTGATGGCGAAGGTAGAGTTACGTTCCAAAATATATTTGGTACTATTGATAGCCATTTAGATGTATCTACTGCGGCTAATAACCAAGTTTTATCATATGTTAATGGAGATTACGAATGGGTTAATCAAGCGTCTGGGTCAGGCGGTGGCGGTGGAAGCGTATCAAACACCGAAATTATAAATGTTATAACTAGCTCAGATTTAGATATGGGTGGCAACAAAGTATTATTTGGTAACGTATATGACGCTGAAGGTGACTTGCCTACTGCATCGGCATACCATGGAATGTTCGCCCACGTACATGGAACTGGGAAAGCTTATTACGCACATGGCGGCGCTTGGGTTCGCTTAGCAGACTTTTCTGAAATTGGTTCTGGTGGTGGAGGTGGATCAAGCCTACAATCAAGAGCCAATAAAGTTGGAGTATCAACATCTTTATCTAATAACGCAAGTGCTGACCTCGACATCACAGGATTTAAAGGGTATTCTTTATTATCAATCACAACAGATAAAGCGGCTTGGGTAAGAATTTATGCGAATGCCGCAAGCAGAACAAATGATGCAAGTAGAAACGAAACTACTGACCCATCACCAGATGCAGGTGTGATAGCAGAAGTCATTACAACAGGTGCTGAAACTGTTTTAATGTCACCATCTGTATTAGGGTTTAACATGGAAGCCACGCCAACAACCACAATCCCATGTGCGGTAACAAACCAATCAGGCTCGACAGGAACAGTTACAGTTACACTAAACGTACTTCAATTGGAGGCGTAATATGCTACACGAGTACATAGTCACCCTACACAACAAGGATGACCTCGAACAATTCTATGATGATATAGAGACATTAGAAAGTGCTGTTCACATATATGAGACAGAACCTTCTTTTCCAAAACGTGCTGTCGAAGTTGCAAATAGAAGAATAATCAGTCGTAACACACACTATATGCTATCTCATGAAGAAGCACAAGAGTTAAAAAATGACCCTAGAGTGTGGGATGTTGAACTTGCTGAGATGATTGAGTTGACAACAAAGCCTAATGGTTGGACAGTAACAAACGTAAAGTTTTCCAAAGACAACTTTACAGACGCAACAGATGTTAATTGGGGCTTACTAAGACACAGTGAAGATGCTAATAGAGCTAATTGGGGTTCTAATGGAACAAACACATATGTTGATGATCTAACAGTTACAGCATCAGGTAAGAATGTTGATGTTGTCATCGTTGATGGACACATTGATCCAGAACATCCAGAATTTAAACCATCACAGACTGCACATTACAAAGGCAACTTAGTAAACGACAACACTAACAGTTCGTTGTTTGACAGATCAGTTACCGTCAATGGATTAAAGATTGTGGTTTCTGGCGCTGCTGGTGGTCAAATCGCAACACCAGATGAATGGGCGAAAAAAGTTGCTAGGGTTGTTGATCTAATGATTGACCCAGATGGTAGCAATGTCAACTTGGATGATCAAAAGAGATTAATATCCACTCTAAAAGGAGAGCCAGGCACTACTCATGCAGGTTTACCTACGGCACAAAGAGTTGCTTATGGTGGTGGTGGACAATATGAGCCTAATTTCTTACTTGACGAAAACATTAATTCTTATGTTGGATACCAAAATTTCTTAGATACTCACGTTCATAACGATATGGTTTGGTATAGAAACGTTTCGGGTCCGTCACCATCTGTTGGAGATACAGATGTAGAAGAGGTTGTAGAACACCTCATGCACACAATTCATTTATTTGGTTTACCAGGTGCAGTCGATGGTTCAGACGTAGCATTAAATTGGGTTGCATCTGAAAACTCTGGTTTTGCCAATACAGCTTTGCATCTTGCGATGTCAGAAGCTATTACTGGTAGTTACTTTGATCCTACAGATTATGCGCCTAACTGGAATACAAATGCTGAACAAGCAGAAGTGGCATACAAAGAATATCTATATTTACTTAACTTTAATATGTGGGAAATGAGTGAGTTTTGGGATGGGGGAAGTTTAGCACCAGAATGGGCTGATACTGTGAGGACACCAAGTGGAATTCAAACATACAATCCGCTAGGTTACGCTTTGTTTAATACGTACATCGATCCAGTATTAACAAAACCAGACTTCCCTACACTAACAACTATATTCCAAGATAATGATGCAGGTGTTTCTGGATATACTCCATCATCTCGTGTAAATCAATTTAACTGGTTTTCCTTGACA